CCTTTGTTACTATAACTACTTGAAATGAAAGTCCTTTGCCTTGGAGACCAAAACTCCGGAGTGGTGTACCACCGGATTTACAAGCCCTTCACTCTACTCAAGGAGAAAGGGCTTTTGGATTTTCAGATACTCAACTACAAACAGCCAATACCGGAAGCCGATTGGGAAGACGTTACCCACGTAATCTTTTCTCGTGCGCTTCCGTTCTCCGGTGAATCCTTTGCTAACTTCTTTGCTATTTGTAAAGCAACGGGCAAGAAGGTTATTATTGATAACGACGATTGGTGGCACTTGGCATTAGACCACCCCAGCAAAGCAGGATACGATAAAGCAAACCTATCAGGAAGGATAGTAAACTCTATGTACTTTGCAGACGAGGTATGGACTACCCAAAAGTACCTTGCCGATAAAATCAAGAAGGTAAACCGTAACGTACATATCATTCCAAACGGATTAGACCCTTCCGACCCGCAATGGCAAATCAACCGCCAAGAAGCAGACGAAGTACGGTTCGGTTACGTGGCAGGAATATCCCACCTACCAGACCTTGTGAAAAACAAGATAGACCTTTCACCGTATCAATCCTATGTTGCCGATATTGGTGGATACCCACAAGCTGCAAAAGCAAGATTCGCATTAGAAACACAACCACCAAACGAATACGGAAAGCTATACCAAGCGTTTGACGTTGCCTTGGCCCCACTTCTCCCAAGTGAGTTTAACCGATGCAAATCTAATTTGAAGATGGTAGAAGCAGGGTTCGCCGGTTGTGCGTTAATTGTAAGTGATGTAGCACCGTACTCAAAACACCTAACGGATAAGAACTGCATCGCTGTAAAACATAAGGGCGACTGGAATAAGGCAATTAAATACCTACACGAGAACCCAAACAAAGCTGGAGATATTGCGCTTACCTTGCACGAGGATATGACCACGAACTTTAATATACACGACTTTAACGACATTAGATTAGAACGCTTATGCAAATAGTACCAATTACCCAAGTGGTTCCCAATACGAGCAACCCCCGAATTATCAAAGACGATAAGTTCAAGAAGCTCGTAAAATCAATCCAGGAGTTCCCTCAGATGCTTGAGCTGCGCCCAATCGTAGTAGATGGCAATATGGTAGTGCTGGGCGGCAATATGCGCTTAAAGGCGTGCAAAGCCGCTGGGCTTAAAGAGGTGCCGATTGTTATTGCCGATAACTTAACGGAGGAGCAACAAGCGGAGTTCATAATTAAAGACAACGTAGGGTTCGGAGAATGGGACTGGGACTTATTAGCAAACGAATGGGATGAGCAGTTATTGCAGGAATGGGGTCTTGAATTACCATTTGACAACACGCCCGTACTGGAAGCGGAGGAGGATGACTACGAAGCACCATCCGAAATAAACACAGACATCGTTTTAGGGGACTTAATAGAGATAGGCAACCACCGTCTGCTATGTGGGGACTCTACCGATAGCGATGCAGTCGCAAGGCTGATGGATGGGCAAGAGGTAGAGTTGTTATTTACTGACCCGCCATACAATGTTGCTTTTAATGGTCGTAGTGGTAAGCACGATGTAATCCTAAACGATAAACTTTCAGAGGATGACTTTGGTCAATTTATCAATGGCTTCATTTCAATCGTTCATTTGCTAAATCCTAAACATTATTACATTTGGTGTAATTGGAAATTCTACGGGATACTGCAAGGCTCACTTGATTACAAGGCTTGTATCGTATGGGCTAAAAATGTATTTGGTCTTGGTAAAGGATATCGCCACCAACACGAATTTTGTTTATTCAATGGTCAGATTGATGAAGACATTAAAAATGAATCAGACCTGTGGATGGCAAAGAAGGACACCAACTATATGCACCCCACGCAAAAGCCGATTGAACTTGCGGCACGAGCATTAAAAAACCATAAGCAAGTACGGAGTGTGGTTGACCTATTTTGCGGCAGCGGTTCTACGATGGTAGCAGCACACCAACTCAACCGCAAATGCTATGGTATGGAACTTGACCCGAAGTATTGCCAGGTGATTATAGACCGAATGCACAAGCTCGACCCCTCACTTGAAATTAAAATAAACGGCAAACCTTATGGACAGGACTGAACAGCATAAAAAGGCAATGCTCGATGCATTGGAAAAATCGCTTGGAGTTGTAACCTCGGCTTGCAAGACGGTAGGCATTGGGAGAACTACGCATTACCTTTGGATGGATAGCGACCCTGAATACAAAGCAGCAGTCGATTCACTATCAGACGTTGCCCTTGACTTTGCGGAAAGCCAGTTGCATAAACAAATTAAAGAAGGTAATTCAACCGCAACAATCTTTTTTCTAAAAACAAAAGGAAAGAAGCGTGGCTATGTAGAGCGGCAGGAGTTAGACGTATCCACGGGCAAGATGTTCCAAATAGAAGTACTTGGCAACGATACAGACCAATAAGGTATTTAACCACCTAATTAAAAGCGATAAGCGTATTATCGTTGAGCAAGGCGGTACACGGAGCGGGAAAACTTACAATATCCTGCTCTGGCTTATTTTCTATTACACCGAACGCAATACCGCCAAGACCATAACCATTTGCCGTAAGTCGTTCCCGTCCTTGCGGGCTTCGGTTATGCGGGACTTCTTTGATATTTTGCGTGAACACGATTTATACCGGGAGGAATACCATAACAAGTCCAGCCACGAATACCACCTTAACGGGAACCTTGTTGAGTTTATATCGTTAGACCAGCCGCAGAAGATTAGGGGACGTAAGCGGAACCTACTTTACATTAACGAGGCAAACGAATTGTTTTACGAGGATTGGCAGCAGCTTATCTTTCGTACCGATGGGCGTATTATCCTTGATTACAACCCTTCCGAATCTTTCCATTGGATTTACGACCGGGTAATACCCCGTGAGGATTGCGACTTTTACCAAACCACCTACCGGGATAACCCGTTCCTTGACGAGAAGATTAAGCAGGAAATTGAACGGCTAAAAGAAACCGATGATGACTATTGGCGTATCTACGGTCTGGGTGAGCGTGGTATGTCACGAGCGACCGTCTTCCAATTCGGAACGTCTGAAATCCCACAAGAAGCAAAACTACTATCCTATGGCCTTGACTTTGGTTTTACAAATGACCCGTCCGCTATTGTGGCAATCTACCAGCACGGGGACAATCTTTACCTGGACGAGCTGCTCTACCGGACGGGTATGACCAACCGTGACCTTCACCACCACCTGCAATCGTTAGGACTTGACCGAAGGGACGAAATCTTTGCAGATAGTGCCGAACCGAAATCAATCGAGGAATTGCACCGATTCGGCTGGAACGTGAAGCCAACCGCCAAGGGGCAAGATTCGATTAACGCAGGTATTGATATTCTTAAACGCCATAAGATATTTGCAACAGCACGGAGCAACAATCTAATTAAAGAATTGCAGAACTACAAATGGACGGAGGACAAGAACGGCAACCTGCTTAATAAGCCAATAGACGTTATGAATCACGCCCTCGATGCGGCACGTTATGCTGTGTTTAATAAACTTTCTAAACCAAACTACGGTAGGTATTCTATCCGTTGAGTTATTTATCTATGGAACTTAAATTAGTAGTACCAACTTCGCTTGACGAAATCACGCTTGAACAATACCAGCGCTTTGCTCGTATTGAAGGTGAGGGTGAGTTTAAGCAAATGAAGATGCTTGAAATCTTCTGCGGGGTTCCGTTTTCAGAGCTGCCGAATGTCCGCTTGATAGATGCGGTAAGCGTATTGGAACGCCTGGCTAAGACCCTATCCGAGAAGCCCGGATTAACTAAATTCTTTGAACTCAACGAGGTTAAATACGGATTCATTCCAGCACTTAACGAAATTTCATTAGGTGAGTTTGTCGACCTTGATTCGTACTTATCCGATTGGGCAACTATGCACCGTGCAATGGCTGTACTATATCGTCCGGTCGTAAAGGAAAAGGGTGAGCGTTACGATATTGAAAAATACGCAGCAACAGACGAGCGAGACGAAATAATGAAACAGATGCCCGCTTCGGTAGTGCTTGGTGCGCTGGTTTTTTTTTGGCGTTTAGGGAACGTATTGGCAGCGCATACCCTTCGCTCTTTGGAGCAAGAGATGAAAACCCATATACAAGAGAAGCCCAGTTCGGGCAACGGTGGGGATGGTATCAGTCAATCTATGCGCTTGCTCAAGGAGATGTCCTCAAATTTGGAGACGTTACTAAACTTCCAATAAACCAGGCATTAACGTACCTAACATTCGAGAAA